GCGTCTCGGGCAGCCGCTGGCGGCTCAACGGGGCCCAGCTCCAGCTCCGGTTCCAGGTCAACGACAATGACGCGGACCTGTCCTCCACGGCGGGCTGGAACACATTCAACAGCAAGGTCCTCGTCGATGTTGGCACGGTCGTCCAGGACACCCTGAGCGAGTCCTATGACCGGGAGCTCGTCGTCCTCGACAGCCAGACCGGCCTCATCAGCCAGACTGCTGTCTCGGACCGCGGGACGCGCATGTCGGTCCTGACCCTCCGGACCGGCACGCCGGCCGAGCTCTGGAAGGTGCGCCAGCTCCTCCACGCCCTCCGCGGCAAGCAGACGTCCTTCTACCTGCCGACCTTCTTCAGCGACCTCGTGGTGGCGGCCAACATCTCGAGCGGCAGCAACACGATGGTCGTGACCTACTGCGGCTACTCCCAGTTCGTCCGGAACCGGCAGCCCAAGAACGCCATCCGGCTCACCCTCGCGGACGGCTCGACGGTGACCAACACGATCACCGGCTCGAGCTACACCTCTGGGCCGAATGAGACGCTGACCGTGGGGACCAACTGGGGTGCCAACATCCTGGCCGCCAACGTCGTCCGCGTCGAGTTCCTCGAGAAGGTGCGCTGGGACACCGACACGATCACCCTCCAGCACACCCCGGGTGAGCGTGCGGTTAGGATCTACGCTCCGGTCCGCACCGTCCTGGACTGACCCATGAGCTTCAACACCTTCGAGACCAGTGTTGAGACCGGGGAACCGGTCGAGTTCTACTCCATCATCGTCGGCACCTCCAACTACTACTACACGTCGGGGGAGGACGCGCGGACCATCGGCGGCAACGTCTACAACCCCATTGCGATCAGCCGCGGCAAGATCGACCTGAGCCGGGAGCAGCGGACCAACATCGTCGACGTCCTCCTGCCGTCAGACAACCCCTTCGCCCTCTCCTACGTGGCCACGATCCCCGGGCAGGAGGCCAAGCTCACGATCTACCGCCTCCACCGGGACGACACGCCCTCCCCCGAGGTCCTCGTGATGTTCGAGGGGTCGGTGCAGAGCGTGTCCTTCGAGCAGAACAGCAAGGTGGCCCGGCTGGCCGTGATCCCTGCGAGCGATGCCGCAAGCCGCACCATCCCCCGCTTCACGTTCCAGTCCGCCTGCAACCACGTCCTCGGGGATGCCAGGTGCAAGATCGACGAGAACCTGTTCAAGTTCACCGGCACCGTCTCGGCCGTCAGCGGCAACGTCATCACGATCCCCGGGGCCAACGCATTCGGCCCGGGGTACTTCACCGCCGGCCGGGTGGACCTCTCCTCCATCACTGACTCGCGGCTCGTCCTCGCCCACACCGGGGACCTCCTGACGCTCCTCCTCCCCTTCGGCGTGAACGTCCTCGGGCAGCCGGTCACGGCCTTCGCTGGGTGCGCCCACGACCCCACCACCTGCTTCTCCAAGTTCAACAACACGATCAACTACGGTGGCTTCGACTTCGTCCCCCTCAAGGACATCTTCCGCAACGGCATCCTCTGATGTTCTGGGTCAACCTCCTCGTCTACGCGGTCTTCACTGTCCTCTCGGAGCTCGTCCGGCCGAAGCCGAGCGTGGAGAACGCGAAGCCCGCAGCGCTCGGTGACTTCAACTTTCCCACCTCGACTGAGGGCCGCGTCGTCCCCCTGATCTGGGGCACGGTCCAGCTGGCGGGCCCCAACATCGTGTGGTACGGCGACCTGGTCCAGGACCCGTTCACGGTGAGCCAGAAGACCGGCCTGTTCAGCTCTGAGGACGTCGTCACCGGCTACCGCTACTTCCTGGGCATCCAGTTCGGCCTCTGCCGCGGGGACGACGTGGCCCCGCCGATCCTGAAGCACATCTGGATCGGTGACGACCTGGTCTCGAGCGACACGGTGACGGACGGCAACGTCACATCGATCAACCGGCCCGACCTCTTCGGGGGCAACACCCTTGGCAACGGCGGGGTGACAGCCAACGTCCGCCTCTTCGCGGGGACTGAGACTCAGGCCATCTCGGCCTACCTCGCCTCCCGCCTCGTCACCTCCCTCACTGTCCACGGGCCGCCGAGCGGCAGCGGCTACAACCCGATCTTTCCTGAGATTGTGACCGTGGTGGGAGGGACCTTCACGACCCCGGCCACCATCCTGATCACGAGCGTGGATGGTGGCGGTGGGGTACTGACTGCGGAGCTGGAGGACCCCGGCATATACACGGTCCGGCCGACCAACCCGGTGTCGGTCAGTGGTGGGTCGGGGACCGGTGCCCAGTTCGATCTGACCTTCGGGACCACCCTCCAGAACTTCCCTGGCGGGACGCCCCCGGCCTACCGCGGCACCTGCTACGCCCTCATGGAGCGGGGCGGCGTCGTCCCCGCTGTGGTCGGTCCCCCGGCCTACCCCGCGGCCACGTCGGGGTACATCGGCAACTCGACCTCGATCAAGCCATGGAAGTTCGAGCTGGTCCGCATCCCGGACGGACTGGGCATCGGCTCCTTCGCCACGGTGAACCTCGCGGACGCCAACCCTGCGAACGTGCTCTATGAGATCCTCACCAACACGGACTGGGGCCTGGCCGTCCCCGCTGGGGACATCGACACCACCAGCTTCTCGGCCGCCGGCACTGTGCTCCACGACGAGGGCAACGGCTTCTCGTTCGTGCTGGACAGCCCGAAGACGGCCCGCGACGTCATCGACATCATCCAGCAGCAGATTGACGGCCTGATCTTCCAGAACCAGCTGACCGGGAAGTGGAGCCTCAAGCTGGCGCGGGGCGGCTACAGCATCCCCGCGCTCCCGCTCGTCAGCGAGGCCACCTGCCTGGAGTTCAAGAACTTCGCGCGGGGGTCGTGGAAGGACACGACCAACCAGGTGCGGGTCGAGTTCGTCGACCGCGGCGACAGCTACAAGACCACCTATGCCCCGGCGCAGGACATGGCCAACATCCGCCTCCAGGGCGGCACCAACGTCTCGGTGACGGAGAGCTACCCCGGGGTCAAGAACCGCACCCTGGCCAACGCCATCGCCTGGCGCGACCTCCGCTCCCTCAGCTACCCCACGGCCAAGGCGCAGGTGGTCGTTGACCGCAGCTTCTACGCCACCCAGCCGACGGACGTGGTCCGGTACACCAACACCACCCTCGGCATCGTCGACCTGCCCATGCGGGTGATCCGGATTGACCTGGGCGAGCTCACGGACGGACGCATCACGCTCGACCTCATCGAGGACGTCTTTGTCAGCCGGGCCGGCAGCTACACCGACCCGCCCCCCTCCGGCTGGACCCCGCCCTCGGACCAGCTCAAGCCGTTCTTCTACCAGCTGGCCTTCGAGGCCCCCCGTGGCTTCACAACCCGGGCCTTCGGGACCCCCTCCGACCGGGTCTGGGCCTCTGGCCGCCGGATTGCCAACGAGCTCGGCTTCCAGGTCTGGCAGCGCAATGCACCCGGTGCCACCTCGGGCCCCTACGCCATCGCAGGTGAGGGCTTCCAGCTGATGCTGGTCGGCCGCCTGAACGCGGCGCTGCCTGCCGGTACGGGCACACCTAGCGCCACCCTGATCCTCCGCTCCACCCCCGACAGCCAGGCCGACCTGCTGAACGCAATCCGCCCCGCCGGCTCCACCTCCGACCTGGGCACCAACCTCACCTCCCTCCTCCTGGTCGACGACGAGTTCATGCTGGTCATGTCGGCCCAGGTCAGCGGGGGCAACGTCGAGCTGGATGCGGTCTACCGCGGGGCGCTCGACACGGTCCAGGCGGCACACGCCAACGGGGCGCGGGTCTACCTCGTCAGCGCGGGCGGGGTGCTGACTGACACGGTGTTCACGCAGCCCTACAACGTGGACATCAAGCTCCTCCCGGAGACGGCCATCTCGCTGCTCGACATCAGCCAGGCCTCTGCCATCTCCTTCGCCATGGACAACCGGCTCCGCCGGCCCTACGCCCCGGCCTCGGTCGACCTGGCCGGCACGACCTTCGCCACCACGGTCAGCCTCGAGGCCCAGGGCAGCGGGCCCGAGACCTACGGCTTCCTGTCGCACCTCCTGCGCCGGGACTTCCGTACCGTCGACGAGGTCGCAGCCCTCACGACGGACGCGGGCAGCATCTTCGGGGACTTCCCCGCCGCCAACACGACGACCCACGAGGTCGACGTGCGGAAGACCGACAACACCCTCCTGTACACGCTGACCACGTCGACGAGGGACGCCACGGTGCTGCGGCTCCACATCCTCCGCGAGACCAACGGCGTCATCCCCACCAACCTCCGCCTGCGCATGCGCTCGCACCACCTAGTCGACGGGGTCGGCTTCTACTCCCGC